AGACTTTAACAAGAAAATTCCCGAACATTATACTTTACGACAAGCTGCAAAAAATGGTTTTGTATTTCCGGAATTTTATGGAAGTTATTATAAGAATTGTGCTATAAATTTAGCTTGTACTTGGGGGCAATTACCTCACGGAAAATGGGAAGCAGGACAGGGTATTCCAATGCCAAACGGAACGTTATCTGATCATTTAATAGCTAAAAAAATAACATCTTTAGATTCATTTACAAATCATGTAAAAGTTGTTGAAGAAGATTTTTGGGGAAATAGATTTTATCATTATGATAAATGGAAAGATAAAAATTGGAATGATTATAAAAAGAAAGGTTATATTGATCTTTTAACAGGTTTTCGTTGTAGTGGAGTAATGAGTCGAAATGATGTAAACAATTATGGTACACAGGGTGCTGCTTTTCATTGTTTACTTTGGTCTTTTATTGAATTAGATGCTTTAATACAAAGAAAAAAACTTGATACAAGATTGGTTGGACAAATACATGACTCTATTATATTGGATGTAAATCCTAATGAATCAGAACTTATAATAAAAACAGCTCAAAGAATAACGACTAAAGAATTGCCTGATCATTGGAAATGGATTATTGTTCCTTTGGAAATAGAAATGGATTATTGCCTTGTTGATCAACCATGGTCTGAGAAAAAGGCTTTACGGATTTAAAATGGAAATTGTATAATATATAAATATATTATTTTATGTCACTATATCAAAAATACAGACCTCATACATTTGAACGTGTAAAAGGAAATGATGAAATAAAGAATGCTTTAGCTCAGATGTTATCTGATTTAGATACCTGTCCTCATTCTTTTTTATTTCATGGAGAAACCGGATGTGGTAAAACTACATTAGCTAGAATAGTAGCAACTAAATTAGGATGCAAGGTTGATAGTTCAGATTATACTGAAATAAACTTTGCTGATCTTCGTGGGATTGATACTATTAGAGAAATAATAAAACAAAGTCAATTTCGACCTATCGAAAGTGATTGCCGTGTTTGGGTTTTAGATGAATGTCAGAAAATGACTGGGGATGCTCAAAATGCTTTATTAAAAATATTAGAAGATGCTCCAGATCATGTTTATTTTATTTTATGTACTACTGATCCCCAAAAACTATTATCAACTGTAAAAGGAAGATGTAGTCAATTCCAAGTTAAACCTCTTACAGATGATGTTATGTTATCATTATTAAAGAGAATTGTAAAAGCTGAAGGAGAAGAACTTGAAGATGAAATTTATGATCAAATAATATCCGATGCAAAAGGGCACGCTAGAAACGCAATTCAAACACTGGAGCAGGTCTTATCCGTACCGGAAGATAAAAGACTAGAGATAGCACAGAAAAGTGCGTTAGAAGAATCACAATCCATTGATTTATGTAGGGCATTATTAAATAAAAAGACTTCTTGGTCTGATATTCAAAAAATACTAACAGGATTAAGAGGAACAGAACCGGAAACAATTCGCAGAGCCGTAATAGGTTATGCAGCAAATACTTTGGTAAGCAAAGATTTTCCGATTTGTGGTTTGATTCTAGAGGAATTTATATCACCTTTTTATGATAGTGGATTCCCTCAACTTGTATATGCTTGTTATTCAGTAATTAAAAATAAATAGTATGACACTAACAGAACTGCATTTAGCGTATAAAAAGGAAACTGGGGATTACCCTTCCGATAATCAAGAATATATTGAATGGTTGGAAAATAAATTAATAGAACTTAAACCTACTCAAATCAAATATAAAATTGATAGTAGAATATTAACTTCAATAATTAAACAAAAAAATAAAGAAAAATGAATTACGCCAAAGACATGAGAATAGATGATTCCGCATTAGATGTGGAATGGGCTGATCAAGCTGAACTTGCTATAAAGTATGGTAAAATATGGGCAGAAGCTCATAGAAATCTTTTAATAGCAGAGGAAAATGTAAAAGTTATTCGTGCTGAGTTGATTAATAAAGTTAATCAAAATCCTCAAAAGACAGTTAAAAAAGATAAGCCAACTGATACTGATAAGGAATCTTACTATACAACGCATGAATCATATTTAAAAGCTAAAGAGGAATTGATTGAGGCTCAATATGAATATGATATGGCAGGTGTAGCTAAGAATGAAGTGAGTTTTACCCGAAAGTCTGCATTAGAGAATCTTGTAATGTTGTTCGGACAAAATTACTTTGCTGGCCCAAGCGTACCGAGAAACTTACATCTTGAAAGAGAAAAACGTAACAGAGATAGAGAAACAAACTCTGGAATAGCACAAAGATTGCGTAGAAAAACTCCAAATAATAGATAGCTATGGAAATTGTTGCTATTAGTTTGCTTTTGGTAGTTCAAATAACTATCATAATTATTGGAGCAATATTTCTGATATATTGGATAGGAAGAATATTTGCTAAAGGAATTTTACATGAAGCAGATAAATATATTATTAGTAAATTTAAACAATTAAAAACCAAAAAACAAGAAAATGGTACAGAAATCGAAAAAGAAAAGTAGTTTTAGAGGTAAAGTTGCTTCTAATGCTCAAAGAACATCTAAGGATGGTAATTCATTTGGATATTTAAAACTTCCAAAAGGTGTTACAATGTTAACCCCTGATCCTGAAGGAAGTATCAAGCTTGATTTTATTCCTTATGTTGTAACTGATTCTAAACATCCTGACAGAGACGCAGAAACGGAAACTGCTATAAAAGGTAGTATTTGGTGGAGAAGACCATTTTCTGTACATAGAAACGTTGGAGTGGATGGAGATACAGAATTGTGTCTAAAATCATTTGGTCAGAAATGTCCAATATGTGAATTTAGAGCAAAAAGAAAAGCTGATGGTGCTACTAATGAGGAATTGAAAGCATATAATTCTTCCATGAGGAATTTGTATTTGGTAATTCCTAAAGGTAGTAAAAAGTTTGAAGAGAAACTTCATATATTTGATATTTCAGATTTTCTATTTCAAGAACTTCTTACCAAAGAACTTAAAGAAGACCCAGACAAAGAAATTTTCCCTGAACTTGAAGGTGGTTTAACTCTTAAAGTTAGGTTTGAGCCTGGTACTTTTGTTACTAAAAATCCTTATCCTGAAGCAAGTAGAATTGATTTTCTTGAAAGGGATGAAGATTATGATGAAAGTTTACTTGATACTGTGCCTTCATTGGATGATATCTTTTCCAAGAAAAGTTATGAAGAATTAAAATCCAAGTTTATGGAAGGGGATACAGCAACTCATAATGATGACGATGGCGATATGGAAGAGATTGAGGAAGAGGAAGAGGAAGAAATAAAACCACGTGCTAAAAAATCAATAAGAAAACCTGTGGTTGAGGAAGAAGAAGATGAAGTTCCCGTTCCAAAAAAGAAGAAAAAGCCTATCGTTGTAGAAGAGGAAGATGATGAGGAGGAAGAAATTCCTGTTGCAAAAAAGAAGAAAAAGCCTGTAGTGGTTGAAGAGGAAGATGATGAAGATGATGAAGAAGTAACAGTTCCCAAAAGAAAACCAGTTGCTAAAAAGAAAGATAAATTGGTTTGTCCTCACGGTTTAAAGTTTGGTATTGATACTGAACAATATGATGTTTGTGATACTTGTGATATTTGGAGTGAATGTGTAGCAGAGCATGAAAAAAACTGATAGTAAAATACTAGGGATTACAAATAGCAGTGAAAAATCGGATTATAAGTATGTGGGGGCATTATTGCCTCCACGTACTAATAATTTTATAACATTGTATTCACTTGCTATGAAAATTAATAAGTCTAATCTGTTTAAAAGTTTAATAGACGATTGGATGGATTATATACGGAACCATGAAAATCATAACGAAAATACTTTGATGAAGGAAATAGCAAAGAGAGCCAAGAATAGTTGGTTAAAACACTCCAAAGCTCATCCCAAAGCTAGTTATGATATATTTAGAGAGTCATTAACAACGGAATTAATGAATAAAGGACTTAATATGAGTCAAGTAACAACAATTTTAAATCTAGTTAATGGAAAGACGAAGAAATAATACACCACCTTTAAGTTCTCAACTTAAAGCAAGATTACAAAGAAAACCAGAAATAAAACAAGAATATGATGGTAATTTTGGTAATGTAATAAGCACCGGAAGTACATTATTAGATTTAATTATTTCAGGAGATCGTATTCATGGTGGTGGTATTCCAGGGGGTATTCTTGTAGAAGCTTATGGGCCAAATGGATCAGGAAAAACAGTACTATTATCAGAAATTGCTGGTGATGTACAACGTAAAGGTGGTGATATAAGATTTGATGATCCTGAATCAAGATTAAATGCTACATTTGCTAGAATATTTGGATTAGAAATAGATGAGGAAAATTATAACATTCCTGATACTGTTACGGAAGTTTTTAACAACATAAGATCGTGGAAACCAAAATCTTCTTCAAAAGAAACCATTCAAGGAGTATTTGTAGATTCTTTAGCAGCACTTTCCACTAAAATGGAAATGGATGAAGATGAAGGGGATAAAATGGGAATGAGAAGAGCCAAAGAGTTTTCCGAAGAATTACGCAAAACATGTCGTTTGATAAAAGATAAAAATTATTTAATGGTTTGTAGTAATCAGGTGAGGGAAAATATAGGTGCTACAAAATATCAGGTAAAAGAATCAACTCCAGGTGGGAAAGCAATGGGATTTTATTCTAGTTTAAGATTACAATTTTCCACGCCTACAAAGATTAAATCTACAAAAAGGATAGCAGGTAAATTACGGGAAAGGGTAATTGGTGTAGAAACAAAAATAACAGTAGTTAAAAGTTCCATTGCAAAACCTTTTAGATCAGCTGATGTTACTATTTTATTTGATTATGGAATTGATGATATTAGACAAAATTTACAATACATAAAAGAGTATACAGGAAGCAAAATATATACCGTTGGAAAACATGCATTAAGTAATTCAATGGAAGAATCTATTAAAATGATAGAATCCCAAGATTTAGAAAAGTATTTAAAAAATGCAGTGATAAATCTTTGGAAAAAAGTTGAAGCTAATTATGACTTAAATCGTAAAATTAAAGTAAGATAAAATCTACAATTATGGAACGAACTAAACAAAAGAATAAAAAGTTTTATATTCTTGCACTTGATCCAGCCACTCATTGTGGATATGCTATAAGCCGTGCGTTATATGGTGTATGGGATTTAACGGCTAAACGTGATGAAAGTGCTGGGATGAGATTGATTCGATTGCGTGCTAAACTAAATGAAATAATACAATCAGAAAATATAAATTTAGTTGTATTTGAACGCCCAGGTGGTAGGTTTAAATCCTCTATAATTGTACAGTCTGAATTACAAGGACAGATTAAAGTAATTTGTGAAGATAATAAAGTACCATATCGAGCATATTCAAGTACAGAGATCAAGAAGTTTGCCACAGGAAAAGGTAATAGTGGTAAACCTGCTATGATTAAAGCTGCCAAAGATAAATTAGGTTATACAGGAACTAATGATAATGAGGCAGATGCATTATGGATATTGGAACTTGCTAAATCAGAATATAAATAAATTTAAAAATCATGAAAATAGTAACCGTTGTTAAGATCAACAAATCTGACAAAGAAAATTTAAAAGCTAATTATGATGAAGTAATTAGAAGAGAAATTGCTATTAAAATGGCAACGGATGTTTTATGTAAACAAGATACATTTTTTTATGAATTAGATTTATCTACCAAAGAAGAAAATGATTTGAGATATTATATGGAATTGATTGTCTTTGATAAAAATTCTTTTAAGGATAAACTTCATAAACTACAAGACAAACTTGATATTCCAGATCAAGTTATGAAAGAATTATGGAATGATTTGTTAATGAATTATTGATATGATTAAAAGATTAAAAATAACAAACGTTCAATCTCATAAGGAATCTGAATTTGAATTCCATCCTGGGGTAAATATTATCATAGGTGATACTGATTCAGGTAAATCTGCTATTATCAGAGCCATACGGTTTGTAAAAGATAATAGACCAACCGGAACATCACTCAGAAGTAATTGGGGTGGTGAAACTTCTGTTGAGATAGAAAATGAGAATGGTACTGTTTGCAGAAGCAAAGATAAAATAGAAACATACACAATTCGTACCGGAAGAAGAAAACTTGTATTAAAAGCTTTTGGAACTTCAGTACCAGCGGAAGTTGTTAAATTTCTTAATCTTAATGAATTAAATATTCAATATCAGCTTGATTCTCATTTTCTTTTAAGTAAAAGTTCAGGTGAAGTAGCTAGTCATTTTAATAGAGTAGCAAACTTGTCTAAAATTGATACTGCAACTAGTAATATCAATAGTTGGATTTCAAAAATAGAATCTACCATAACATCAAATAATGAACTTATAAAAAAGAATGAGGAAAAATTAAAGCAATTTGATAACATAGAAAAGTTAGAAGCCGAAGTTGAGGTTTTGGAAGAATTAGAGGAAAAGAAAAAGAATTTACAATCAAAAGCATCAAAGCTTTATTCAAAAATAGTAACATATCAAAACATTAATGATGAAATAGTTATTTATAAAGATACTTTGGAATTGGAAGAACCTATTAATAATATTTCATTACTATATTCCGAAAAAAAGACAATTCATCTTCAATTGGTTGATTTGGAAAATCTAATTACTAATTATGATTTAAGCGAACTTGATATTAAAGAAAAATCTTCTTTGATAGAGGACGAAAACCTAATTAAACAATTATTAGAACTATATAACGAAAAAAATACCCTAAATAAACAAAAACAAAGGCTTTACAAAGCCTTAAACGACTATAAGAGTATAGGAACACTTATAAACGAATACGAACAAAAGCATGAGGATTTGCTACAGTTATATGAAAAAGAATATCCCAATGTTTGTCCTTTTTGTGGAACTAAATTAAAAACAAAATGAAAAGATATAATATACAAAAACCTAATCTTATTTTATGTAGTGATATGCACTTACGTGAAGATTACCCTAAATGTTGGATAGGTGATTTTCAAATGGAACAATGGTTAAGTGTAGCTGCCATTTCTAGTTTACAAGAAAAATATAAATGCTCTGTTATTCATGCAGGAGATTTATTTCATCATTGGAAACCAAGTCCTTGGTTAATAGCACAAGCAATTGATTTATTACCCAAAGAATTTTATACTATTTACGGGCAGCATGATCTTCCTCAACATAATTGGGAATTAAGAGGAAAAAGTGGATTAAATGCTTTAAAAGTAGCAAGGAAAGTTAATATTTTAGATAGTTATCATTACGGACAAACACCTGATATAGAAGATGGAGGGTTGCTTGGTGCAACAGGAAAAATATTTTGTGTATGGCATCATATGACTTATATTACTCCACCGTTTCCTGGTGCCAAACCGGACGGTCAAGCTATTGATGTATTAAAAAAATACCCTCAATTTGATTTGATAGTAACTGGTGATAATCATCAAAGTTTTTCTGTAAAATATAAAGGAAGATTATTAGTAAATCCTGGGAGTATGACTAGACAAAAAGCAGATCAAATTGATTTTCAACCTAGAGTAGCTTTATGGTATGCTGAAACAAATACAATAGAATGGGTAAATTTACCGATTAAGGAAAATGCTATTTCACGGGAACATCTTGATAAACAAGATAAAAAACAAAAAAGAATTGAAGCTTTTGTTTCATCCCTAGATATTGATTGGGAAAGGGAAGAATCATTCGAAAAGAATCTTGAGATATTTAAAAACAAAAACAGAATTAGAAAATCTGTACTAGATATAATTAACAAAGCTGTTGACAA